CTGTCCCTGCTGGGTATCCCTATATAACTTTAATTTGCTATCAGTTAGTTCGAATATCTGAAGGTGCCAGATATAACACTGACTACAACAGCGTCTTTACCAACGTCAGATTAAGGAAACTTTAAGAATGTATCTCGCCATAATTCAAGATCCGTTCAGTTTGATAAGGGCTGTTGAGATTGACGCCTCTGCTGAAAAAGACGCCTTATCTAAGTGTGTGAATATCGAAGAGGGAAATAAGTCACTTCAAGTTCACTTTTTGATTAACAAAAAGGACGGAGACATTAAGCGGGTTTATAAGAATGAAAGTGGTTACCAGATCAACGAATCCGCATTTGAGTATTTAGGTGTGGAAACCGACCATACGTATTTTGATACGGAGAAAGCAGAATGAAGGGTCGCAAAAGATGACACAGCTTAGAGAGATTCATTGGCCAGAAGGGCCAGAGCAGGGCGACATACATAGTGAAGGTGGCCGTACTTGGGAGTATACTCTCATGGCCCCCGATTCAAGCGTTCCTGGGGTTTGGCGGGACGTGGGCTGTAAAGATGTGACTGTTGGCCCCGGTTGGAACCTCGACGACCTTAAAGATTGGCTAGGCATAGAAGGGACCGATTTCGACGACCATATCCTCGCCGCGATGAAGATATCGGTTTCCTTTATCGAGCGTTACTGTAACCGTCTTTTTGAATATCGTGAGAACTACCGCGAGCGAGTTTACCGCCAGAGGTCTTCCGGGTGGCAGGTGCATCTTTGGCCGATCCATGGTACAATAAACGTCTCAAAAGAGGAGCACACCTTCGAAATCGACAACCAGACCGGGATCTTATGGTTCGACAATGAGACTGTTCACCACAAAATGCCTAACACTCTACAGTACAACGGAGGCTATAAGGCAGACGAATGGCCTGCTGACCTGTTGATGGTGTTGTATAACAGTGTGAAGAACTACTGGAATATAAACATAAACGGTGGCGATTCGGGTAACGTCTCCAAAGTCACTGTTCCTGACGTCGGTACTTTGACCTACGGCACGAATGCTGGTGCTTCAGCTAATATCGGAATGGGGTCGCCGTTCGGCCCGGTTAGTCAGTCCGACCAACAGCTACTAGACTTCTACAGGTTGTACGAATGTTAGCCAATAAGAACGAATTCAGGGCGGCGTATGAACACGCTATTGATACGCTGGGCGTACCCGCTACTGTTGTCTCTGTTGGTGGCGACGCTTACGATTGTACCATTGGGTGGAAGACCACCCGAGACGAGGAGCTTATCAACGCGTACGGCGTTGGTGTTAAAGTAGCTACCGTTAAGTATTCGGACGTTGCAGTATTAAAGAAGATGGACGGAATCCGAGTCCATTCTGATCGATATACAATAGACGAGGTGTTCCCCGTCTATCTTAACGACCTACAAGTCGGTTGGCGTTGTGTCATTAGGGGTAAATAGGTGAGTTCATCCTACGTCAGAACATTGGTTAGGTCTTGGTTGGTGGATTCTTCTATCGACACCCCCTATTATGATACAATAAACAAGGATCAGAATCCGACAGATGACAATTGGTTCACTGCGGAGTTCGACACAAGTTTTTGGGAACGGACAGTTTTCTGTCCGGTAGGATGGACTGAAGAAGGGGAAGTATCCTTAATGTTTAACGGCTTAGCGGGTGTTGGTGACGGCTCATTACTCGCGAAAGCCGAGAAGGACATCAAAACCCTTCTTTCGTTTAGGGACCCGCAAAACCGATTAGTGATAACCGGGATTGCGGGAGTTAACGAATTTTCGGGCGGGACCGCCAATATGGGGTATCAACTCGAGTATATATTAACATATCAATTTGCGGAGGCGTCGTCATGACTGCACAAAACACCAGCCAAGTTTCCTTTTGGCTAACAACCGGAGCACCAAGCACGGCCACTATGTCGGGTCCGCCTGCCAAGGCCGATCCCACATCGATTTCGGTCACCACTTCAGGCGGAGCGGATGGCGACGTAGCTGTGGTAAGGAACGTCGGATGGAAATCTGTCGATGGCGTTCATATTATAGACGATTGGAGTAGTAGCGAATTCGATCTTTTAGGCGCAGACTCTACAAGAGAGACTACCACGTCTGTGGCGGGCCAAGTCGACCACTATAAAGCGGATGACATGACCAAGCTTTGTCCTAGTTCATGGACAGACTCTAGCACCACACCTTCCACTATCAATGTCGGCACGTTCTGCGACCCAACACAGACTATCGCTAGTCAGGTGGCAGACGCTGGTACTATGGAGATTTCTGGTTACGTAGACGTCAATTCGGCTGATTACGTCGCTCTTTATGATGCGTATGAATTAGCAGATCAGCGTTACCTCAAGATCGATCTTGGCAACGACGGCACAAACAACCAAGGGTATCTGGTTGCGCCTGTAGTCGCGCTGAGCATGAATTGGGACATCCCTTTAGAAGGAGCTGTTGCTTATACCCTGACATTCGTTAAGAATTCAGCCACCAAGCATCGCTTTTAATTAGCACTAACGGTCATGACGGAGGCCATATATGTTACGCAGAAAAGAAGTAGAAATTGCGGGTGAGATGTACGAGTTCCGGGAGCCAACCATTGAGGCCATGCTCCCGGTTCTTCAAAAGATGGGTGTAGCAGAGCTGAGAATGGAAGCACAGCTCGACCTACTAGCGGTTACGGTATTTCAAAACGGTGAACCGTTAGGAGAGGCTGTCAAGCATAAAGGCTGGTCTCTATTCGCGTCTTTAGTACCCCATTCTCTCGATGTGTGCGGTATGACTGCAGAAGAAGACGATGAATCAGCATGAGCAGAATCTGTATGCTTTAGCTGAACGACTGAGTATGGGTGTGTGGCAATTAAAGAGCATGCCCGTTTCAGAGTACTTCGGATGGATGCGCTACATCGACCTTCGAGCAAAGGAGGCGGAGAAGGAGAGCCAAGCGGCTAGTGGTAATCTCCTAGCGATGGACACTTCCCAGATCGTACAACGAGTTACTGGGGGATAGGTGGGTTTAGAGCTACAAAACGTCGACTTCTTGCTAAAGCAGATTGCCGCATTCGGCCCTACCGTGGGTGAGAAGGCGTCAGACGCTGGTATCCGTTCCACGGCTAGAGTCGTCCTTCGAGACATGAAGAAGGCATCTCCTCCGGGCGGCACTGGGCAGTTACGGCGCGGTCTAAAAATGCGCTACTCCAAGAAAATGAAGGCGGCTTTTATCGGATTGAGAACAGCCACAGGAGATAAACAGCCCCGTTTCTATTACAAGACCCTGGAGTTCGGAACCAAGCTGGGACCGGCTCGCAATCCGTTCATGGAAAAAACCTATGAGCGCAATGCGCAGAAGTACTCGCAGATGGTGATAGACAAGACTATCGAGTCTCTGTACAGTGAAGCGTTGAAGGTCTATAAGCGTACCACACTTCAGAACAGCCGAACTAAGAGGCGATAAGATGGCTTCATTAGCTGAACTTCAGGTACAACTAGAACTCCAAACGGCGGCGTTCGAAAAAGGCATTAAACAGGTAGACGGCCAGTTGCGCCGAATGGAAAGCCGCACCCGGAAGACTGGCAAAGCTTTCGATCGATTCGACAAAGTACTGAAGCGAGTGGGCATTAACCTTGCCGCGCTGGCTGGTGCGTTGTCTGTGGGCGCTCTAACGAACGCGGCTAAAAATGCGATCGACTACGCCGACTCGATGGCCAAAGTCGCTGATAAAGTAGGCGTCACTGTAGAGGAGTTACAAGGGTTAAGATTCGCGGCTGACCAAGCGGGCGTCGCGTCTAAAACCCTTGACATGGCCTTACAGCGATTCGCTAGAAGAATGGGCGAGGCGGCTAAAGGCACAGGTGAGCTTTACAAGACAGCCACAGCTCTAGGTATCGAATTTAAAAACGCAGACGGTTCGTTCCAGTCGACGACTCAGCTGTTGTTCCAGTATGCCGACGCGATTGGCGAGGCTACTACTCAGCAAGAAGCGTTGAGGCTGACGTTTAAGGCGTTCGACTCTGAAGGTGCGGCTTTGGTAACTCTGTTCCAGAATGGAGCGGAGGGGCTAAGAGAGTACTTAGCAGTAGTAGACGAGTTTAACCTAGCGATTAGTGAAGACACAGCCCGGTCAGCAGAACAGATCAACAATCGGATAGGCGTTCTGGATCGGCAGTTTAAGACGTTCACTACTGAGACATTGGTAGCCGCATCTGAAGCAGTGCTCGAGTTCTTCGGCATATTCAGTGACGAAAGCCGAGCGAGAGCTGAATTAGAACGGCTGGAAGCACAGCTCGCAAAAGTGCAGGCTATAATAGCGGACCCAGACACTAACGACGGATTCCGCAAGAAGTTGGTAGAACAGGCGGTCCCTGATCTAGAGAGACAGATAGCGAGCCTCAACGACGAGCTAAGGATACTAGAGGCTATCGACGTCGAGAATTCAATGGCCTCAGTCACAACTGCGACTGAAGAAGCTACTAAGAAGTTCGGCAAGTTAAAAGAAGAGATAGCACTCTTCGAAGATCCTTTAAAAATTTACAAAGATCAGATCGATTTAGTCACCGAAGCCGTGGTAGCTGGTGCTATCAGCTACGAGCAAGGTGCGGCGGCGATTGCCAGGATTGCTGAAGAAGCCTACTACGCTACTGAGCCATTGGGCATTTTCGAGAAGCAAGTATCGGATCTGATGGAGGAATTCCAAGCGTTTGATGGGGATAGACTGGCGGCGCTTTATGCCGCACTCAAGCGTTTTGAAGATCTAGGTGACACTGCTTCTGCGGACAATGTGTGGGACGCGATCGTTAGTGAAGAAGGGTTCAACGACGCTGAAGAAAAATTCAAGACTATAGGCACTGTCGGTGAGGAGTCTCTCAAGAAGATTGCCGACGCGATGGACGGCTTCGCTCGTGACTTTACTAATGAATTGGTCGACGGTCTAGCCGAGGGCGAATTGGCCTTTGACGACTTCGCCAAATCTGTACTAAAGACTATCGCCAAGATCGTGCTTAATGAGATATTCACGCAGTTCTTTACTGCAATCTCTGGCAGTCTATTTGGAGCCAACACTGCGTCGGTCGACCCCACCAGTTTATCTCTGCCTTCCCCGGAGCCTAACGCGTCTGTTGAGCGTGCAGGCTCTATGACTCCTTCTATGATAGTGGGTCGGGCGTCATTAGCCGGGAGCGACACGAAGCCCAAAGTGGTAGTGAACGTCAACAACTATGGCGATGACGAGGTCACTGTGACCGAGAGACAGGACAGCAACGGTGGTCTAGAGATCGACGTCTTGATTAAAAACACGGTCAAGGCCGGGTTCGCGGCGGGTGACTTCGATAAAGTTATGAGTTCCTCTTATGGAGCTAGGAGGTTAGCCTACTAATGTCTTATGACGGACCAACCACAACGCCTCCTGCCGGGTTAGACGGCTGTTGGGCTACGTGGCAGGAATCGCAAGCTGACAATGTCGTGCGTAATACGATGGACAAGGGCAACGTCCGTACACGTCGTCGTTTTACCGGGATAAACCGAACGGTGGCCGTGTCAGTTAAGCTTACTGCCGACAAATACATACCATTTAGAGACTGGTTTAATCGTGACCAAGGTCAGGGTACTATACCCACTTATTGCCAGACTCCATATGGCACTAGTGAGCTGTTCTTGTGGACGACGCCGCCTACCATCAATTGGATCGACGCTGAGCATTTCGAGGCTTCGGTTCAAATGTATCAGGGGTCCAACTGGTGACAACGGTAGAATTCGAGAATACGCTACACGCGGACCACGACGACCACGCGATATTCTTCTTGATGAATATCACCAGTCCTCAACTGGACCAGCCCTTGTATCTCGTAAACAACAATGAAGCTATAATATCTAGGGGTGTGGTGTACGAGCCTTTCCCATTCGATGTCGTATTGCCGCCTGACGACGGGAGCAAGCCACAAGCTCTTAAGCTTAACACTTTTAACCTGTCGCCTGAATTTATGGATCTAGTGCGGCAGACTCAAGAGCCACCACTCGTCAAATTCGAGATTGTAAGCACTAGAGATCTTAATGTTGTAGAAAAATCGATCGACTTTATGCAAGTAGGCGCGGCGGAGTACGACGCGCTGTCGGTCTCGTTCACTCTAGCCAGTTCCAATTTTGGAGCACGGAAGACTCTGCAAGCTATGTATTCGCAGGTTGAGTTTCCCGGTCTATTCTTCGCGCTTCAATGAGTGGCTACGTTGGCATTCCGTATCTCAACCGTGGCAGGGACCGCGACGGGCTAGACTGTTGGGGTCTGGTGCAGTTGTGGCATAAAGAACAGAAGAATGTTGAAGTTCCCGATTACCTGTGGGCGTACACCAGCGCTGAAGACCACGGTTCGGTAGCGGACGCGATTAACAAACACAAGACCCAGTGGTTAAAAGTAGACGAGCCTGAATACGGCGACGTTCTAGTGTTTAACATTCTAGGTCAGCCAATTCATGTGGGGATTAAGCTCGAGGGCGACGACTTCCTGCACGCATTTCAAGGCACGCAGAGCTGTTTAGAACGGCTGAATTCGGTGTCATGGGCGCGGCGACTACGAGAGGTTTATCGATGGGCGAACTAATACCACGCCAGCCCGAAGTAGAATCTATGAGGTTCGAGATTGCCCCAGGATTGAAGGTGGTAGAGATCCTTGATCGTGCCAACTGTAAGCCGGTGATGTGGACTTATCTGCTGATCAAGGTTAATGGTGCTACGCTGGAACAGGATCAGTGGCACAACTTCGAACCGTTAGAAAACGACATAGTCAGCATATACGTTAGGCCAGCCGGTGGCGACGGCGGGAAAGAGATCTTCCGTCTTATTGCCACCATCGCCATTGCTGTGGCGGCTGTCGTATTTGCGCCCGCTATCGCTGGTGCAGTACTGGGTACGACTGTGGCGGCAGGGTCTACTGCGGCATTGGTGACTACTGCGATTCTTACGACTGTAGGGACTTTGATCTTAAACGCGGTCATCCCTCCGCCATCGGTTAACCTGCCCAACAGCAACTACGACGCGGGCGAGTCCTACTTTATCAACAGTCAGTCCAACCAAGCGCGTCCGTACCAAGTGGTCCCTGTGGTGTACGGCAGAATGAAAATGGCGGGCAACCTAGCTAGCCAACCGGAGATCTTCTCAGCGGGAGATTCCTCCGTCTTTACAACACTCATCGACTGGGGCCTAGGCCCTAGCCGTGTTACGGACATTCGTGCTGGCGATACTCAGATTGCGTATTTTAACGGTACTATCGTCGCCCACGAGAACGTTCCTGACTACGCTAACCCGGACGTCCCGTCTGCAGGTCTCGCCCCGGTTCCGCTCCAACTGTTGCAGTACCCGCTAAACTCCCAAGAGCTTAGTGTAGGGTTGAACCAAGACGGCGATCTTGGCGTAGCTACGACAGTGCCTACTGCGTATTCAGCAGTGGTAGAGTTGACGTTCCCTCAGGGCATCGCGTTCTATGACAAGAACGGCAATCTCCAAACGCTGGGTGTCACCTTCGAGGGTCAGTACCGCAAGGTGGGCGACCCGGAGTGGCTAAACTGGCCCAATTCTACCGAGGGTTACGCGGGCGACGACCATATTTGGTTCGGCCAAGGCTCAGTGAAC